GCGCATAAAATGGCAATGAAAAAGGTAGGTAGGTAAGCCGTGGCCGCAACCATCACAGCCACACTTGAAAGCGAAAGCGCCAACAGCTATGTGACGCTGGCAGAGGCTGACGCCTACTTTGAAACCGTTCCAAGCAGCACCAACTGGGACAACAAGACTGATGACGCCAAAAACCGTGCATTGATCTCAGCCACGCGCTGGATCGACACGTTGAACTTTTACGGTGATCGTTGCAATGCAGATCAAGCTCTGAGCTGGCCTCGCAATAATTACCATGTGGATCGTGTTGAGCTTGCTTGCTCCGCGATTCCAAACGACATTAAATACGCTACTTATGAATTAGCCAACGCACTGGCTAATGACACGGAATCAATTACAGGGTCTACCGGCGATACGGGATTGTACGAATCCGTCAAACTCGGGGAGATGGAAGTCAAGTACAACACTTCTAGTCAGGCTACTGGAACTGTTAATAACGTATTCGACGTTTATCCTTGGCTTCAGTCTTATCTTGGGGCTTATTGCTCTGGTGGTAGCGGTTCGTATTCTCTCCGCGTTGTGAGGGGTTGAGATGGCTGGAGCACTCGACAAGGTTTTTAAGGAAGCAGCCAAGGCAATCGTTGCGGACCTTGGCGACGGCCTAGACACCAAGATTGACTACACCCGCAAGTTTGATGGAGCGTATGACACGGCCAAGGGTACGTTTACGACATTCGACCGTCCGTATTTCAATCTGAAGTGCCCGATTGAGTTTGTTCAGGCAGATCCAGACGAAAACCGTGAGGAGCGTAGAGCCCGTATTTACGTTTCACCTGATCAAATTGGCGGCAATCAACCTACGTTTCAGGATGAAATCGTTATTAAGTATGCCGGATCTAGTCGCACTACGCAGATTATCGACGTGCGAACTTACAGCGGCGGACAAGAGTACCTGTATATCGTTGAGGTCAGGTTCTAATGGCTAAAAAAACAATTTTAAGTGATTTTGAGAACAAATTTTTCGACGATTTTGATAGATTTGTAAAATTTACTTATACTCAGCTTTGTACTGACGTTAATTATGGCGGCGTTAGTCCTGCATATACCGGGTATTTTGCGTCCAGCTGGCAAGTTGCATCTAGTGGTTACATAAAAAGAGAAGCTCCGGAGGTCAGTCAAAAAAGACGTTCAAAAGAGTTTCCATGGAGAGAAGTCTATGAAGACAACTGGAGGGCAAGAAACGCTGGAGCACCGTACACCAGGGCAAGAATTGCTCAGGAAGAAGTTCACGAACCGAGTGTAATGAAAAGAACGTTCAGTTTTCGCAAAGTAATCAGAATTGGCAATACTGCTGCGTATGCGCCTTACGCTTTAAAGGCAGCTGAAAAAGGAAGTGTTGCAAAGTTTGTTCAAGGTGATTTGAGGAAACTTGTTGATAGATCTTTTGGAGATCGTAGAGACATGGCAGACCTTCAGGTTCAGACTGGTCCTACCAGGCCTGGCCAACGTTCTTACACTCGTGTTATGAGGGATCGAGGCTAATGACGCTTGTAAACGCTCGTGCTGCTTTTGAAAAAGCTGTAACAGACGCTGTTGCCGCTGCTGATAGCAGTGTTTTGATGGCTTATGACAATGTGGCCTTTACGACTCCTGGCAAGACTAAAAAGTACGTTTTGATGCGTATAGATTTCGTTCAGTCAACGCTTCAAAACCATGGAGCGGCATCTGACTATTACAGCGGCGTCATTCAGTGCAATGTGTACGTCCCACGAAATGCTGGCACGGCAGCGCTTGCAAGCTTGAGTGAAGCGGTTATTGACGGATTGACCTCAGTCAACGCCGCTAACTACACAGATACCTTTAACTCTTCGCCACGTGTAAAGGACATAAATGGGCCAAGTCCTATCGAAAGAGATGGGGCTTCTCACTATTTGGCGATTATTTCTTGCCAATTTACTGCTATTGCATAGTATAGTGCGGTAAGTAAAACTCTTTTGTATGCGTGCTTCCGAGTTGCTGCGGAACAAATTTGGCGTTAGCCAGCTTTACAGGCACGTTGTTGAGGACAACGGCGAAGCAGTGCTGGAGGTTTACTGGCACCCGTTGACGATTGCAGAGCGCGAGTCGATCCAGAGGAAAGCTGATGCTGAAGACGCAAACGACTTTGCGTTGAGCATGATGATTCAAAAAGCGCTTGATGCTGACGGCAAGCGTCTGTTCCAAGATGGCGAAAAAGCTGTCCTGAAAAACGCTGTTGAAGCGTCAGTGCTGCAAGAGATTCAGCTGGCGATGCTGTCTTCTGGAGCGGAAAGCAAGGTGGAGGAAGCGAAAGCAGACCTGAAAAGCTAATAACGACTGGCTTTTCATGTTTTTTTTAGCCAAAGAGCTAGGAATGACGTTGGCCCAGTTGACGACTCATCTAACGCAAGAGGAGTTAATTGGCTGGGCAGCTTTTTATGAGCTGAAGGCAGATGAAGAGCAGCGAACAATGGATCGCGCCAAGACAGGCAGAAGGGCGCAGACAATGAGTGGGCGGTAGACTGGGGCGTAGGGTTCTGCGTTCCAGCCTGTGGCCAACTACAACGTAGATATTGACGTTGCAGTCAGGGGCTACAACCGTGTCGAGCAAACCCTTAAAAAGGTTGATCGGTTAATTGGAACGCCAAGAACGCTAGAAATAAGTCCGTTTATAAACGTCAGAAAATTTAGGCGAGAGCAACAAAAAATTATTAGAGAAGCTCGCCGCGCTGGTGTAGAAGCGGCTGTTGCATTTCAGGAAGCGTTTGAACGCGAAGCAAGAATTGCTAGGCAAGTTGCTGGTGCAGGCAGTCGAGCGTTGCCAGGCACAACAGGTCCATTTGGATTGCTTCCTGCAACAGCTGTTGGTCAGTTTCAACGGGCTGCAAATGCAGCAAAAGCGATTGATGCAGCATTTGCCAATGCAAAGCGTTCCATAGATTCAATTACCAATCGGTTGGCATTACCGCCTGGTGGCGGGGGGATTGCAGGATTGCTGCCACCGGCTGGTGGAACGGGACAGCGTGGTGGTGACTCATCAATCATTCCGTTTACTGGAATCCCTAGAAATAATTTGGGGGACCCAAATCAGTATCGAAGGCCGATTGGCCCTAGGAGAGCACCGTTCTTCTCACGCCTGAGTCAAGAGCAGCGATCAGCTGCAATAACCGGTGGTGCATTTCCACTGTTGTTTGGCGGTGGATTTGGCCAAGCAGCAGGTGGCGCTATTGGTGGCGCAATAAGCGGCAAAATGTTTGGCGGACTGACGGTTGGCCTGCAAGTTGCTGGTATGGCTGTTGATTCGTTTGTTGGCAGCACAATTAAATTTAGCTCCACTCTTAGCGAGACAGATACAGCGCTTCAGTCAATGACTGAGCGATCTTTGTTTTCAACCAAAGCCACTCAACAGCGTGCGGAAGAACTTCAAGCCCTCGGTGAGACCCAAGAATTATCAAAACTGCTGACCGCAGAACTAGCATCAACCATTGGCACAGATGGGGTCAAAGCATTTAAGGATTTAGGTGATGAATCCAGTGAGTTCAACACGTTGGTCAACAGGTTGTTTATTTCGCTTCAAGCGTTAATTGCTGGGCCACTAGCCGGATTTCTGTCTTTGGTTAATTCCGTGCTGGGGCGTGATATTAGCGAACAAACTATTCGCAATTTAAAGGGAAGTCTTCAAACACCTGAAGGTGTAGCTGCGTTTGATAAGCGTGTTAGAGAGCTGGTTGGCACTGAAGCCATAACGAGAACGTTAGGACAGGGAGAATTCGAGACAAAAGAGGTGCTAAAAACCGCATCCTTAGAGCAGCTTGGAACTTTACGGCGAGAAGCTATTGAGGGCAAATTTGGAGAAACTGACTTGCTTGCTAATTTAATTGATCCAAGCAAGCCAACGCCAAAGAAAACAGGAAAAACAGAGGCAGAGCGTCTTGCTGAGCGCGTTGAAAGAAGCAGACAAATTGCTAATCAGGTTGAAAGAGAGGCTGCAAACATTCGTGAAATTAGCGGATTTAAGGACAGGATTGCAGCCGCAGAGTTGATTGGAGATAAGCAGAGTGCGAATAGAATTCGAGTTGAAATGGAGCTTGAAGAAATCGAGAATCGGCGCGTAGAGGCTATTGAAAAAATCAACAATTTAGAGCTTCCTGAAACAGCAAAGCAGTTGCGTCGTCAGGGCGTTGAAAATCGTGCATTGGCGCAACAGGATGAGGCAAGAGCGGAGGGAGCAAGGCGTTACGCTGAAATTATTCAAGACGAGCAGAACGAAGCTTTAAGAGATCAAGCTGATATTTTGAAGAAAAACTTTGACTTGCAAAAAGAGGAACTTGAAAAAGCGCAAGCGTTAGCCAAAGGTTTGACCGACATTGTTAGAGATGGCTTTGTCGATGGCATCAAAGCCGCTACAGATGAAACACGCAGCCTGAGTGAGGCGCTAGCCAACATGCTGGATCGTTTGGCGGATAAGTTTTTGAATCTTGCTGCAAACCTTGCTTTCTACGGCAATCCGCAAGGCGATTTAAAGCAAGGGGCGGGGATTGTTGGATCGTTGCTTGGATCAGTCAGTTCGATTTTTAACCCAGTCTCATCTTTGATTGGGGCGGGCCAAAGGTATGGAGGAATGTCTCCAACCAAATTTATACAAATGGGCGGTCCTCCTGCTTTGCCGCCTCTTCCCGGAAAAGCGCTTGGTGGAGCGGTTGGTGCTGGTCGCCCCTATATGGTTGGCGAGCGTGGCCCTGAGTTGTTTGTACCTGGAGCACAGGGCAATATCGTTCCAAACAACGCAATGGGCGGCTCTAACATTGTGGTGAACGTGGATGCTTCGGGTTCGTCTGTTGAAGGCGATTCTGATCAAGCCGCACAACTTGGCAAGATGCTTGGCGCTGCAGTGCAGGCCGAGCTGGTCAAGCAAAAACGTCCTGGTGGTCTCCTCGCAAGCTGATGGCTACTTTTCCTTCAATCACGCCAACTTACGGGCTTCAAAAACGTAGCTCTCCGGTGGTGCGGACAGTGCGCTTCGGGGACGGCTACGAACAACGCACAAGCCTTGGCTTAAACCAAAATCCAAAGGTTTACAACCTGACCTTTGAGGTGTCAGAGACTGATGCTGACACTATCGAAACGTTTCTCGATGCTCGTGCTGCTGACAATGCAAGTTTTGACTTCACGCCACCAGGCGAAGGCAGCAGCTCTAAATTTGTCTGTGAAAACTGGAGTAAGTCGATTCCTTATTTAAATCGTGCCAGTATCCAAGCAACGTTTCGCGAAGTCTTTGAACCTTAATGGCTTACACCGCTTGGGCTGCTAGCACCGCGTTTTCCGTTGGTGACGTTCGACGCGCCACGACGTCACAGAACAGCGGCTTAGTTTTCGAATGTACGACTGCCGGAACGTCGGGCAGTTCAGAGCCAACGTGGCCAACAGACATTGGCAGCACGCTGACTGACAACACTGTTGTTTGGACAGCAATCAGCTCTGTTTACGCTGATCTGTCAGGACTTGCCCTAGACGCAATTATTGAGCTGTTTGAGCTGCACTACGACAATACGCTGCACGGCAGTACGGACATTTTGCGTTGGCACGCAGGGTCTAATGCTGATGTAACCGGCAACATCACTTGGGACGGCAATGATTACGTGCGTCTGCCTGTGCAGGCTGAGGGATTTGAGTACACAAACGGCGGTACGCTGCCCCGACCCACCCTGTCAGTTGCCAACCTTGATGGAGCGGTTACAGCGTTGTTGCTGGGCGTAAACCTGACAACCCCAGGCAACGACCTGACAGGTGCAAAGGTCAAGCGGATCAGAACGCTGAAAAAGTTTCTTGATGGCGAGGCAGCTGCTGACCCTTATGCAACCTTTCCTGTCGAAGAATGGTTTATTGATCGCAAGGCCACAGAATCGCGAGATGTTGTCAGTTTTGAGCTGGCCAGCAAATTTGACCTGTCAAACAAACAGCTGCCCAATCGTCAGGTGGTGGCCAACATCTGCCAATGGCAGTACCGCAGTTCTGAGTGCAGCTACACAGGCAGCGACTATTTTGACGTGAACAACAATAGTGTTACAACGTTGGCACAGGATGCGTGTGGCAAGCGGCTTAGTAGTTGCAAAAAACGGTTTGGCGAGAATAACCAACTACCGTTTGGATCGTTCCCTGGAGCAGGCTTAATCCGATGACGCTGCCGCCTTCAGTCATGAGTCTGATTATGTCTCATGCAAAAGAAGAAAGCCCCAGAGAGTGTTGCGGTCTGGTCGCTGTTGTAAAGGGCAGGCGTCGTTATTTTCCTTGTAAAAACTTGGCTGACACGCCAGATGAGCATTTTGTGCTCGATCCGGCTGACTATGCAGACGTGGAGGACAAGGGTGAGATCGTTGCGGTAATCCATAGTCACCCAACTACGAACCACAACCCTTCACCGGCTGATCGTGTCGCTTGCGAGCAAAGCGGCTTGCCTTGGCACATAGTCAACCCAAACACTGAAAACTGGGGCTACTGCGAACCTGAGGGCTTTGAGTTGCCGTATGTGGGACGTGAGTTCTCACACGGCGTTGTGGACTGCTACAGCCTTTGCCGTGACTGGTATAAGCGTGAGTTTGGGCTTCAGCTGCGGGACTACCCACGCCGAGACAGGTGGTGGGAGCACGGTGAAAACCTCTACCTAGAGAACTTTGAGAAAGAGGGGTTTCGGCAGATTCCTATTGCAGAGCTGCAACGTGGTGATGCGTTGCTGATGCAGCTGGTGTCTCCTGTGCCGAATCATGCAGCGATTTACCTAGGTGATCAGCAGGTCTTGCATCATGTGCAGGGCAGGCTGTCTAGCAGGGACGTTTACGGCGGGTATTATTTGAAGAACACTGCCTGCGCCCTGAGGCATGAAAGTCGTTAAGGTCTACGGCGCTTTGCGCGAACTGCTGGGCAAGACTCGTTTCGAGTTTGTGGCGGATACACCTGCCCAAGCCATGCGTGCGTTATTGGTTAATTATCCACAGCTTGAGCAGTGGTTGATTGACAGCGAAAGGGATGGTGTTGCTTACCGAGTAACAGTTGGCAAGCAAAAAATCTACGAACAAGACGTATCCGGGATGTTGTTGCCTTGGAGTGAACGCGAAGTTTTTAGCATTGCCCCAGTCTTGACAGGTGCAGGCCGTGGTGTTGGAACATTTTTACTTGGTGCTGCACTGGTCGGCGTTGCTATTTTTTCTGCTGGCGCTGGATTTTCACTTGCTGCTGGAGGTTTCACCACAACAGGCGTTGCAGCATCAGGTGCTGTCGGTGTCATTGCTCCAGGCTTTGCGGCAGCAAGTGCGCTTGCTGCTGTTGCCGGAAATATCGGCATTGGCTTGATGTTGACTGGTGTTGCTCAAATGCTTTCGCCTGTGCCAAAACCGCCTGGACCTGCTGAAGCACCGACCCAGCTGGAATCAAATAGTTTCAGTGGAATCGTGAATACCAGTCGCCAAGGCATTCCCGTACCCATAGCCTATGGGCGGGTGTTTGTTGGATCGGCAGTTATTTCGTCTGGCCTTGATGTTGATCGAATCAAATGACTGAATCAAAGTACATTGCTGGCTCTGGTGGCGGCGGCGGTTGTTTTACTGGCGACACACTTGTTTCTACTCCTGATGGCCAAGTTCGTATTGACGAACTGAAAGAAGGCAGTGAAGTAATCAGCTTTGACGACAAGGGCAACACCCATGTCGCAAAGGTGCTGAAAGTTCATGTTCACGAAGACGAGCAAGTTTTTCGGTACGGTTTTTGGGGAGATGAATTTATAGATGCAACACCAAACCACTGGGTTCTGAATCAGTACAACGCATTTGTAGCGATTGGGAGCCTTGGTTTTGATGATTGCCTAATCGATGTCATGGGCCATCTCCGGCCAATGATGAGCCGTGAAGAGCTTGGCACGTTTACTGTTTACAACTTGACGGTAGAGCGGCGGCACACCTTTATCGCCAACAATATCCGTGTTCACAATGCTGGCATTGGTCAGCGGATTGCTGGCGCTGGTGGGGGTGGTCGTAAGAGTGGTGGCGGTGGCAGTAGCCCAACTGAGGCTGATGATTCACTGCAATCAAGGCAGTTTGCAAACGTTCTTGATTTAATCAGTGAAGGCGAAATTGAAGGCTTAGATGATGGCAACAAAAGTATTTTTCTTCAAGGAACGCCTGTTGAGGACTCTGCAGGTAATAACAATTTTTCAGGCTTTACCATTGTTACCCGGAATGGAACGCAGACACAGAATTACATTCCCGGCGTTTTTGCCAATGTAGAGTCAGAAACAGCAGTTGGCGTTCAAGTTACCAATTCTAGTCCAGTAACTAGGCAGATTACGGATACGGATGTTGATCGCGTTCGAGTCACAGTACAAATACCGTCACTTCGAGAATTTGAGGATGACGGAGATATTGTTGGCACAAGAGTTCAAATTGCCATTCAAGTTCAGTACAACGGTGGTGGCTTCAATACCGTTGTTACCGACAACATAACAGGCAAAAGCAGCAGCGCGTATCAAAATGATTACTTGATAACTCTGACTGGCGCGTTTCCTGTTGACATCAAGGTTGTCCGCAACACTGCTGACAGCACATCGTCAAAGCTGGCTAACGAAACACATTGGACAAGCTTCACTTCAATTATTGATGCCAAGCTTGCTTATCCAAACAGCGCATTAGTGGCGTTGCGTTTTGATTCAAGGGAGTTCAGTAGTGTCCCTCAGCGTAAGTATCTAATTCGTGGCATTAAGGTCAAGATTCCGAGCAATGCGACTGTAGACACAACAACGCATTTGGGACGGATTACATATTCCGGAGTGTGGGACGGAACGTTTGCTGCTGCTACTTGGACAAACGATCCAGCCTGGTGCTTGTGGGATTTGCTTACAAACGATAGATACGGCGCTGGCATCCCTGAATCTTCACTGGATCGCTACGACTTTTTTGCGATTAGCCAGTATTGCAACACCCTTGTCGATGACGGCAATGGCGGACAAGAGCCGCGTTTCAGCTGCAACCTGTTAATTAATCAGCGCAAGGAGGTTTACAACGTTATTCAAGAGATGAGCAGCATTTTCAGGGGCATCTCTTATTACGGCGCTGGTTCGTTGGTGTTGCTGCAAGACAAGCCTTCTGACGCTCAGTACACGCTTGGCCCAGCCAACGTTGTTGATGGTTTGTTTTCGTACTCTGGGTCATCAGTCCGCAGCCGCCACACTTGCGCGACTGTTGCGTATCAAAATTACGACGAACAAGGCGAGGTGTCGTTTGAGTACGTCGAAGACGCTGATGCTGTTGCCAAGTACGGTGTCAACAACAAAGACATCAAGGCAGTTGGCTGTTATTCACAGGGTCAGGCCAACAGGCTTGGCAAGTGGACGCTGTTAAGCG